TACCAGAGTATATACCAACCCGGATAGAAATTACCCCTGATTCAATCCTTCTTTTAGTGGATGAACTTAAAGATTCTCTAGAAATTGCAAAAAACTATCTGGTTAATTTCCCTAATAAACCAAAGTTAATTACTCTAGGACTTACCCAAAACGAGCTAGAATTAACCCTTTTGAATATATCTGGGGGTATAGAAACAAGTAAATACCCTTTATTTTTAAATAAGTATGACTACACCCATACCGGGGATAGTTTAATATATGATAAAGCCAAAAATCCTGATCCAAATTTAATAAGCGAACTCTATGGTACCGCTGGTTATTCCATACTTAATAAAAATCCCTACATTGGGTTAAGGTATCAGGTAAATTATAAAACAATTTTGGTTGAGGCTAACTCCATAGTAACAGTTAAATCCAACCCCGATCTATTTTTAACCATAGGAGCAGCTTTAAGGATTAAATAATGGCAAGAGACAATTTAAAAAACATAATTAAGAAGGCTTTAACCACAAGGCAATTCAATGAATTATTACAAGCGAGTAAGGATCCTTTCTTTTTCTCTTCCTTTATTTATGTAATTCACCCAATACTCGGGAAAACTCAATTTAAACTTTATGATTACCAAAAGAAGGTATTATATGCTTTCTTAAAAAACCGATTTAATATTGTATTAAAATTTAGACAAGCTGGCCTTACAGAATTAATTGCCATGTATTCTTTATGGTTGGCCATGATGCACCCCAATAAAAACATACAAATAATTTCAATTAAAGATAGGGTTGCTAAAAAGGTTTTACGTAAGATTAAATATATGTATAAGAATTTACCGGAGCATTTAATGGTAAAGATAGTTAATGGTAGAACAGGGGAGTTTGGAACTGCCGAAGAAATGATATTTTCTAATGGTTCATCAATTACATCTATACCAACAACAGAAGATGCTGGTAGATCAGAGGCTGTATCACTTTTAGTAATTGATGAAGCGGCTATAGTAAGATGGGCTAACCAAATTTGGGCTGCAGCATTCCCTACTTTATCAACAGGGGGTTCCGCAATATTAAATTCCACCCCTTACGGAATTGGTAATTTCTTTCATAAAGAATGGGTAGATGCTTGTGCCGGGGGTTCAGGGTTTTACCCCATAAGATTAAGATGGCAGATGCACCCCGAAAGGGATGATGCCTGGTATATAGCTATGGCCCAAGCATTAGGCCCAAGAAGAACAGCCCAAGAAATAGATGGTGATTTCTTAACATCTGGTTATTCTGTATTTGACCTTGAAAATATTAAAGCAATTGAAGATTTATTACCCGACTACCCAGTAATAAGTAAACATGAAAATGGTCAATTATTGGTATTTAATAAACCTAAAGAAAATATGTTATATGCTATAGGTTCAGATGTATCAACTGGTAGGTCACGAGATTATTCCGCATTTACAATAATGGATAAATTCGGCGAAGAGGTTGCGGTATTCAAAGGTAAGATACCTGTGGATAAGCTTTCAGACTTACTTGCAAGCTGGGGAAAAAAATATAATAATGCCCTAGTAGGCCCCGAAGCTAATGATATAGGTTTAGCAGTAACCTCACAACTTCAATCAAACGGATATAAAAACCTTTACTACTCGGAGCAGATTGTAAAAGAGAAGGGAAAAAAGAAAGGTAAAATTCAAAAAATTCCCGGTTGGTTAACCACAAGTAAAAATAGGCCGGTTATTATAGATGAATTAGAAACCGATATAAGGAATGAAGAAATTATAGTTAAAGATCCTTTCTTTGTACAAGAAGCTTATACCTTTATTTATAACGAAAGAAATAAAGCTGTGGCATTAGGTAAAGAAGGAAGATCATCTGGAGATGAAGATGAAGAAAATACTTACCATGATGATGCAATCATTGGTAAATGTATAACCAATTTTATCCGTAAAGGAAAACTTAAACAAATCGTTATAGCACCTCAATAAATGGCCAAAATAAATAATAATAAAATATTAAACTACTTCCTCAATAGGAAGGAAGAAACGCCCGCTACAGTTGAGAATAAAAGAAAGCCGGTAATTAATATACCCAAGGGAAGATCTTCTCAAATTAATGAAGGGCATAACCCTTTATCAGTATTAAAAGATCAAGTTAAATATGTAAACCCTAAATTTAACCAAGAATGTATTCCTGTAATACGGGATTTATATAAGGTAAATGAGGATATGGGGTTAGCGTTAATGGACATTGTTCAATTAACAAACACCGGTCACCATATAAGATTTGATCAAGATACTCCAGCTGATGTTCAAGATAAAATGCGTAAACACCTTAAGAAGGTATCTAAAAAATGGATGGATGGAACTTCTGGGGTTAATGGTATAGCATCAAAACTAATTGCTCAAATTTGGGTAGGTGGTGCTATCTCTGCTGAAAACATTGTTAAGATGAATTTAAAAGGGATAGAAAAAATAGGTATGGTTAATCCAGAGCTTATTAAATTTGCAATACAAAAAGGTAGATATGTACCTTATCAAGCCGTAAAATATTCTCCAGATAGAAATGGGGTTAATAGTTCTGGGTATTTAAAGCTAAACACAGAAACTTATCATTATAATGCCTTATTAACTGATGAAGAAATTCCTTATGGGGTTCCTCCATTTTTAGCCTCTTTAAAAGCTATTGCTAGTCAAGGTAAAATGAATGAGAATATAGATAACGTACTTGAATTGCTGGGGGTACTAGGTTTCCTACAGGTTGGTTTAGAAAAGCCAGATATGGAGGGTCAAGAAAGCGTTGCCCAATATAAAGACAGATTAAAGGGGTTATTAAATGAAACCAAAGAAAATGTTGCCGCGGGTTTTAAAGAAGGTATTTCAGTTGGTTATAAAGATGACCATGAATACGACTTTCATTCAACCACCTCTAATATACAAGGGGTAGATGTATTAGTAAAGAATTCAAAACAACAAGTAGCAAATGGTTTAAAACATAACGTGGCTTTCTTAGGAGAAGGCTCTGGTTCTGAAACTGCCTTATCTATTGTATTTACCAAAATGTTATCTCAACTATCCAATGTTCAAGGAATGGTGGCAGATTTCTTTGATGACCTTTATATTTTGGAATTAACATTATCAGGATTTAGACCTAAGGGGTTAAGAACAGAATTTAAACCATCCACTATAACGGATGATCTTAAATCTCAACAAGCTCGAGAAATAAAAATACGTAATCTACAAGCCTTGTATGACCAAGGTATAATAGGACAAGAACAATTTTCTGAAGAAACCAACTATGAAAAACCCAATCAGGAAAAACCTAGGGTAAGCCGAGATAAAAATGTTATGGCTCCAGCTTCTAAAAAGGAAGATGCTAATAAGAAGGCTGGTAAATCAGATAGGGGGTCTAGGGATAAAAAGAAAGAACAACCAAAACGCAAAGATAATAAAAAAGCATAATGGCTAAAGATAATTTAAAAAACAGGGAGTTTGTTGATCAGATTGATTTAGCTTCCGGACATTCTTTAATAGCGGGATTTAAACCCAGTATTTTAACTCCTACTCAAATATCAGAAAAGCTTGCTGACCATGTTAAAAATATGGATTTACAGCGATTGGGTTTATTTGATATGTCTTCTCCGAATTATACCACATACTACCCAGATGTTACGGCAGCGGATTTAAATCCTACAGATGACGAGTTTATAGAACCAACTTTTAGGTTAATATCAGCTGCCATCGTACATAAACAATGGAACCCAATTGATTTTGGTGGTAAGGGTGTATTAAAATCCACTATGAATTTATTAGTTGGTCAAACTGTTAACCCAGACCATGAAACTCCAGTAGGTAATGCACTGGGGGCTGTAAAGGATGTATTTTGGCAAAAAGAATTAACCACAGTAAATGAAGGAAAAGAAATTATTATACCTGCGGGTATTAATGGTATATTAAAGATAGACGCTAAATCTAATCCCAGAATTGCCAGGGGTATTTTAATGGATCCCCCTTCTATACATTCTAATTCTGTAACTGTTAGGTTTAAATGGACAAAGTCACATAGTGATATGGATGACAACGAATTTTGGTCTAAACTTGCTACTTATGATGCGGATGGGGTATTAATAAGAAGAATAGTTACTTCCGTATTATCTTATCATGAAACTTCACTTGTATCTCACGGTGCTGATGTCTTTGCCCAAAAAATTGGAGACAATGGAATGATTGTTAATCCTAAATATTCTGATGCAGTATATAATTTATCAGCAACCCAAACCGAAAACACCAAGGGAAAGAAAGCTTTTGCCTGGGATTGGAAAAATGATACAACCTCATTATCAGATAACACAACACCTAATTCAATAAGTAATAACAAACCAGAA